TTTACCGCTATAGAAATAGGAATGGCTTGGCGCGAACCAGAAGGCATGGCAGAGACTTTTCTTTCGTGATCCAGCCAGTACCAAACACCGTCAATGTAAGTCGGAGAGTGCGGGGCAGAGCAGCCACGGTCTACTGTGTACTGAGCCTCTTTAACGAAGGGCGTTACGCCGTCATCTCTATGGCCCTCAAGAGAGTAGGTTCCGAATAGCTCTATACGGTCATTGCCTATACCCATCGCTACAAGTAGGTCGGGGTAGGTTTCAGCTTCTGCCCAATCTGAATCCCAATTTTCGGGGTCATCGACTACTGAAAACCAATACCTCTGAGTAGCGTTTTCTAATGCTATCAGATACTTATCGAGTGCTCCGATATGCGTTACGGTTGTCGGGGCGTCTATGTCTGCTATGTATTCAGTATTGCCTACGGTCTTAATCTCTACGATGCGCCCACCGTTAGCGGCGTACAGGGAAGTACCAAAGTCAGCGAAGTAAACCTTTTGCCCTGTCTCAAACGTATCGCCTGTTACGTCAGAGAACGTACCCGTAGAATCTGTTATTTTATAGCAATTACCACCAGATACAACAATCACACACTCTTGTCTATCCCACCAGTAAAGGCCGTCAATAGCCGCGCCTGAAAGGGTATCAACCCACGCCAACAATCCCGGCCTACGAACAAGATTACCCTGCGAGTCTTTAATGAAATCGACCCTTGCCGCTCCGTGAGTGGACAAACCTATTTCATCAACATCTTTATTGGCATCAAAATTTATTGGTAAGGGTACAAGCATTTTTATCTTGACAAACCTCTATTTAGTTTATTACCATGAACTTAAATAATATGCAATAAAAGGTTAATGAAATAGGGGGTAATATGAAGAAATTTTTGGTTATTCTCTCCTTGGTCTTATCAGGTTGTGCCTCTACTCCGTTTGATAGTTGGACTAAGGCCGACACCGCGCGGCAGGTGGCGTACACCACCCTGCACATTGCGGATTGGGCGCAAACTGTTGAAATATCCCGTAGCCCTTCGGAATACTACGAAGCTGGTCTTGCGGGCATAGTTATCGGTGAGTACCCGAAAGAATCCGATGTTCATCTTTACTTTGCGTCTACCCTTGTCCTTCAAACGCTTATCCCTGCCATGCTCGCCACAAAATACAGAGCTGCTTGGCAGTATGTTTGGATTGGTGCTGAGGCTGGAACGGTTGCACATAATTATTCCATCGGGCTAAGGTTTGGGTTTTAGTTGTGGCCGTATCCAGATAACCGCATATGTGATGAAACCGAATCAGCAGTAGTATTTAAATATCGTATATCGAACACTCCACTCACTACAGGTATCTTGGCAGTTGTCATTATTCCGGCAGTTCCCGGTGTCGTGGTCCCACCTCTACAATAGACAATTCCTATCGAGTTCTTATTAACGTCAAGAGCCTCGGCTGACCCATATTTTCTTGCAAACACATGGAGCGATCCATCTCCTTGCGTTCCTGTATTTTTTACTACTGACACATACAAAAAAACTTCAATCCAATCAGCGTCAGCAGGTACAGAATTTAAAGCAGTCCAAATATTATCGGCACCCGACCCGGTGGGGCCTACTGACTCCCATGTGGAAGCCACTATGACTGACGTTATCACTATGTTGGTATCGGAGATATTCGGATTACCGTTCGCATTACTGACAAACACTCCAGATTTTGCTTGATCCACCCCACCGATCTGCAAGCCGACCGGAACATTGAATGTTCCATCTTGCAGAACCCTCCATCCCTCAATTGCCGTGGTTCCGTTGGTGCCATATCCGGAGGATGTACCGGGAAGCGATGCGTGGTTTTTGCTGCGGACTACCACCCTACCACTGTCATTGCCAGACGTATAACCACCTGCCAAAAGCTCGGTAACAGTTTGTGTTGCAGTATCACCTGTGATAGTTGCAAACTCTGCACTATTGGCGAGTTTTAGTGGAGCACCAGTAACCGAAAGACCAGCCGTAAAAGTCTTTGCACCGCCGATATTTTGTGCGGTTGATGTATCGACTATGGCTGTCCCGGCGACGGCTTGAAGCTTGGCTAAGTTGGTTTGCAAAACACCGCCTACCGACAGCGCGTTAACATCGGTAGCCGTGGAATTGATAACCATCCGATCAACGCCACCAGTGCTTATAGTCACAGTATTTTGAGCTATAGATACGTTGTCAACGCCACTAGTTTTGATATAGATCGTATCGTTGTCAGCAGTCCTATCAAGCTCTATACCAGTATCGCCGTCAGCATCCAGAGTCGTAGAGCGGATACCAGCTTTTCTCAATCCTGTGCCAGCAGCGTCAGCCACTATCTCCACAATGGTGCCTACGGAAGTGAACGTGTAGTTCGCAGCACCATCGACCAACTCAGCTCCAGAAGGCTCCAAAGTAATAGCATTGGCACCAGCTGTATGCATGATCTTTAAGGGCTGTACCCACGAAGCCACAGTGAGCATGTTTATAGTCACAGGGTTAGTGGTAGTGTTTACCTCAAGAAAGTCATCGTCTGCTGTCTGCGATGTAGTAGCGGTTACGGCCCTGACATAATAATTTGGATACCGTAATCTGACATTATCCCAAGTATAGCACGTAACACCGTCAGCATCCTTAACGACAATCTTGTACTCGCCGTCACCGTACAGTTGCGCTCCACCTATTACAGATAGGGCATAACTCGTATAAGGATTGGTCTTTTCCTTTTCTGTCCAGACGTTCTTTGCATTTGAAGTCCCGGCAGAATAAAAGTAAGCCGTGCCGCCTGTCATTTGCAGGCCAGTAGTGGGATGTACCAGCCCGGTAAGAAGAGACTCTATCTGTATTGCGCGTGTGCTCAAGTTACTCTACCTCAAAATATACTGACCCGAAGTCATTATCAAACCCAGACAGTTCGCCAACAATCATCTCAGTCTGACCGATAAAATTATTACTCATTTCCTTACTGAACTTAGGAGCAATTAGTATTGCCAAAGACCGTGACAGTGCGAGAAACCACTCTTGCGGGAAATCAGGGTTATTGCCGGAAGCATCAAAATCTTCTACTGGCATACGTGCTGTCAGCCTTAGATAGTCCTTAACTGAATCAGCCGTTGGGTAGACCCACAGTTTACCGTTAGTGGTTTGCGGGTCGTAGAAGCACTGGTTCATCGCTCCGGTGGTTGTCTTTAAAGAGAGTGAATTGTACTGGTTGCGTGAATCTATTTTAACCGGGAGTTCTGATTGGCCAGCGTCCCTATAGAGTCTTGCGTCTGTTATGAATAGAGGTCTTTGGGCTTTGGTTTGGTAAACGAAAACATTATTGTCTACGGCTACATCGTCTGTTAAAGCAGCAGTCAGTGTAACAGTGGTTCCAGCAGGCGCTCCGTTTACAGTTGTCCACTGTAGAGTCCCATCGTCTAGTTCAATTCCGATGTTGTACGTATCTGAAATCCCTGTTATCGAATCTACATCTATAGTCAAATCTCCAGACGATGCAGCCGTAGCAATCTCTGTTTTCGTATAAGATAGTGTGGCGTGATCTCCGCTCGGCCCAAGGTCGTAATAGGTTCTTCCGGCAGACATGAAGACGTAAAGGTTCTGAGTCTTCCACATCATCAGACCTTTAGCCTGCCAGTTCTTAATCATCATGTTTAGCGTTCTGGCACACGATGTTACTTGGGCAGCAGTTAGAGACTCTTCAAAGTCCTTCACTCCTACGAGTTCAGCGGCTTCGTTGATTATCTCGTCACGAGTTACGCTAAAATCTACTGAGCCGGAAGTTGCCATTTATGGTTGGTTCCTGCTGAATTTGAAGGTGATAGAGCCTGTGCCTAAGTTGCCGCCGTTAGCGATGGTGGGGGTGAGTGGTTCGTTAATGAAGAAGAAATAAGAACCGTCTACGTCACGAATATTGGAGCGGTATTTGGTATCGTATGTGTTACCAGCGGCATTAGGCTGATTGGCACCAAGGCCCCTTAGTACATCCTTACTACCGCTATCCAGAAGGGTGACATCGTAAAGGTTGTCAGCCGTACCCGGTTCGTACATAACCTCTACCAAGTACCCGTTGCCGGTAAAGGTGCCTACCTCAGTTACGGCCCCGGCAGCGTTAGCCGTCCAATCAATCTTTACAGCGATGCCATCGTAGGATCGCCGTCTACTCTGAACTACAGAACCTGCTACTGCCATTGAATTACTCCTTTACTCAAACTCACGGTATATGGGGGTAGGCTCTACCCTTACTTTGTCAGGCACTATCTTCTCTGATTTTGCGCCTACGAATTTATCTTGCGGGTGTTCTGGCTCGTAGTCTTTGGAGCAGACTAATAGGCCGTCTGAGTTGTAGCGGGCTTGGGAGGCGCGAATCTTCCAGCCGCAGATGTCGCAGATACACCACTGGTTCCCCGGTAAATATTTAGACCTAAGAATTGGCATAAAATCAATTTTCCGGTTTACAGATGACCCATTTCATGCTACATTGCAAAAAACTAATGGAGGTACTTTGTGAAGAAACGTAAAAAACTTTGTAATCTGAATGGCTGTCTGCAACCTGCTGTACGCAAAGGAATGTGTCAACATCACCATGACAAGCTTAGAAGGCATGGCGATCCTTTTTACGAGAAAGAACTTGTGAACGAAGGCCAATGCTCTATTGAAGGATGCGCTTCGCAAGCCTATAAAAAAGGAATGTGCAATGCCCACTACATTCGGATGCGTAGGTTCGGTAGGACTGAGCGTGTTTTGGCTCCTGTGGGAACCCCGCGCAAATCTGTTCATGGGTATGAGGTTATTCATACTGGAGGACACAATGGACAACAACGCCATCTTCACCGATTGATTATGGAAAGGCACATTGGTAGAAGCCTTACCGCAGATGAGCATATTCACCATATCAACGGAAACAAACTTGATAACAGAATAGAAAACCTTGAAATATGTTCTAACTCTGAACACCGCAAAAAACACGCTACTAAAGAGTACCGAGAAGAACTTAGTAGGCGAACTAAACTTTGGCATCAAACCCATAAGCATCCCATGCAAGGCACTCGCTGGTCTAAAGAGATGAAGGCAAAGATGAGGCTCCAGAGACTTGGCAAGCCACGCGCAGGTAAGAAGACACCCATCTCTGCCTTATCACTTAGTACGCCCGAAGAATCATGTAGTTCACAACTTGGTTAACGGTCGGATCGGCCGCGAAGGACACCTGTAGTGCATCAGCTGAACAAACCGCCTCAATGATATCGGCACCAGCTCCTGCACTGCCCCAACAAACTATCGGGATGTCAGTTGCCAATGCGCCAGGCACAGAGATTGAATTAAAATGAGGAGCGCCAACATCAGCCGCTGTAGTATGCGTACCAGCGTAGGCGACATAGTGACTCGGCTTGAAAGACCCTCTCGGACGAAGCACCATGTAGCCAAACGTATGGTCTACCACAGGGTCCGCGCTGGCCGTTATAGTGACGGTCCCGGCCCCAGGCACAACACCACAAACCAAATCGGAATCATCGGTATCAATAATGCTGGCAAAAGCGATATCTGTTGCCAATACATCGGCAGCAGTAATTTCAATGGTAGCATCATCAGCATCAAGAGCAACCCGCGTCCCGGCTGCAACAATGTCCCACGTAGGAACGCAATTATCTCTAAGTAAACCAAATACATACGAGTGCGCCGTGCCAGGATCAGCATTTGCGGTCAGCGTGAGAGTACCACCAGTAGCAAGTACGACCGCGTCTACCTGATCTGTATCGTTCGTAGTTTCCATGCCGAGGATAGCAATATCTCCATCAGCCACATTGCCAGGACCCAACGTGATAACTTCGGTAACATCACCGCCAGCAGAAGTAACCGGGCCGCCAGCAGTCGCAAAACCGTATCCCATCACAGGACCGTAAGGCACGAACAAACACGAAGCATAAGTACCGATATTGATCCAAGCAGGCGCTTGCCCCAACGACGCATCCTTCAAGCTATACAGCGTCCCAGGAGAATAACCGGACAGACCAGTACGAGGTACAGAAGTCCCACCGCAGCATACGCCGTTCGGGAAATGAGTAGTTTTCATTAACACTCCTTATGGCGGTAGAGTGGTCCCTACCGCCGTTAAATTACGACATTAACAGCAGTTGTTTCTAATTTTTCGATTCCGAGCTTATCGAAGATTTCACCAGCTACAGAAAATTTTCCTTCACGAAAGACAACATTGACTTTGGCGTGGAACAAACGATGGCACTTGTTACAGACGGTCATAAGATTTTCTAAGGAATGGTTCTTGTTCTCATGTTCGCCAGTACCGTCCAAGTGATGGTACAAGCAGCCGCATATCGCCCATCCATTGAGAGCGATGTAGGTGTTTGCCGCAGACTTGGCAGGTAAACTTATCGCGCACTAAACTCTTATACCAATTACCATCCCACTTATGCTCCTTCTTCCATTCCCACTGCCTTGAACTATTATCTGGCTTGTATTTTTGGTAATTAGCTTTGTTCTTGCATTTTACAGAACAGTGCGTTTTGCCAACACCCCTTTTTTGCATCGGAAGAAAATGTTTTCCACATATAGGACACTCTCTCTTTTGCTCTTTAGTTGTTGGCCTTAACGAATTAAAGTAGCTGGACCGGCAATCCTTATTGCAAAATAACTTTCTGTGGTCTGACGTCATAAAGGTTTTGCCGCAAGCCTTACACTCAACCGGAAACTTTCTGTCTAACTTCTTAATTTCGTTCTTTTCTCGGCTGTGTGTTTGCTGGCAATCAAGGCTGCAAAATATCCTTCGTGCCACAAGCGCGATGAACTCTTTTCCACAGTGTACGCAATTTTTCTTACCCCAACCTTCTTGATTGTACATGCTAATACCCTCCGTAAATTTGTTATATGTCATTACATTGGGTATTAGCATAATCTCTGCATCAAAGTCAAGGTGTTTTTCTATTGGCAAAGGTGGAAAATACCAATAAAAACAATGGGTTACGCGGCCCCAGGACTTCCAAATATGGAACGCTTATCCGTGCATCCCCATTGTCCTCGCCACGTCGCCTTGAACTTCGCGTTCTCGGTATCGAAGTCGTTGTCTACCGCGAACTCCATACCACGCCGCTCAAAGTACTTCATACCGTTCGGGCAGTCCGTCTTAATGAACCAAGCATCAGCGTCCGTCAGGTAGTGGTACACATAGTAACCCTTCGGGAATACTCCGGTAGACTTGATAGCATTAATGTCGTTGTTCGCATTACCAGCCTGATTCTGGCTTTTCAGAATACGCTCTGCCTCAAACTGAAGTTCGGGAGGAACAATCAGCATCTGAGGTTTCACGGAAATCTTCAAGCCGCGATCATTAGCCAGATCAGCGATATCGAAACACGCTTGCTCAATGGCAGCTTCACTCAAATCAGCAGCAGTGGTAAGTTCGTTTTTCCACGTACCGCCAGACTTGTTGGGATGGTCAGTAGCGCACAGTTCTTTGCCGTCACCGTAGGTATAGGTGGCACTGAAAGCACGGTTCAGAATGTTAGCGCCCATTGTCTCTTGAGCCTGCCGAACAGAGAAGGCCAGAGACTTTGCTTTCTTCACGCCCTCAGTCGGACCCATAAGGTCTTCGTAAGTCTCGCGTGTGATTATGAAACCCAACCCAATAACCACATGGGTATAGGTGTCCACAAAACCCTGCTCCATCTCATCATAAGTGATAGAGCCACCTTCACCCTTAATCACGGCCAAGCCCATGCCGGTCAGACCGACATCTTGCTCGTAGGCGCGTTTAGATGTATTCTTTTCAAACACTTGGGGGAACTGCAATGGAACTTCAGCATACGACATTCCATAACTTTTATCGATCCCCGGCCAGAGGAACTTTGCAAACGATCCAGTAGTAATAACGCCCATTTATAAATCCTCCTTATTAGACACCAACGGTGGAAGCCAGCACATGCTCGTTAATCAACAC